AGAGCCGGAGACGATCCTCACGACGTCACGGCGCTGTTGGCGCCCGAATTGATCGAGACGATAAAGATGGCGATAGACTCATACGTTCCCGACAACAACACGATCAAGCGTAAAGAATTTGAGCGATATTTAGTCAAGATTGATCCAGACTTGAGGTTGGACGGAAAACGTAAGAACGCGTGGACCGTGGTACGACAACTCGGAAGCTTGACGAATCCGATGTGGCGATACAAGTATTGAAACTCAATCCACATTTGGATTGAGTTTGCAATCCCATCACCGAAAATCTACGCGAGATACGCACGATCGATCCGGATCGCAATTGGTTTTACACGCGGGCGTTTGACATCCGTATCCCACCTCCCAACACGGAAATGTAGTCGATGGTGCCGTTTCAAAACATCCATCGGCCAATCCAAACAAGATGCCGCTCGGACGCTCGTAATCAAAAGTCACGCGAGGTCTATATCCCGCGCGTCTCTTTTCTATCATTGGATACGGGCTGCGATAGTCTCCTCGCCAATGATTGGGATATGGAAATAACGCCTTATCTTCAGCCAACAATACCGGCGTACGCGAAAATCCGACAGGGTCACTGCCACGTTTCAAGTTTATGGCTCGCATTAGTTGTGTCATTTTATTACAATTGAAAATTGACGTCTCGCGATAATAAAAAGTGCAATCATGGACAAATCACGCGAAGAGTACGAACGCGTCAAGGCGTTAAACGCAAAATTGAAAGCTCGACCCATTTGCATCATGTGCAAAACTCGTCGAGTGCAACAAACTTTTCTACCGTGTAGGCATCTCGTAACGTGTTCCGAATGCGCCGATAAAATTGAGAATTGCGCCCTTTGCGATAAACCGATTTTGGGAACGGTTACAACTTACTGGGTGTGACGAATTATCATTGACACATTTGTCAATGATAATAATTGAATACTTGGCGTAAATCGAGTCGATAATATTAAATGGATCGAAAGGTTACTTCGTTGACGACTTGTACGATAATTGACGAAGCTAAAAAAACGCATCATCGCGTGTGCGTAAAGCCCGTGCTGGATCCGGCGCGTGTCGGATACCGGTGTATGTATTGTACGTTGCCCATCGAGACGAAACCGATAGGACTGCCCACAAACCTGATTGAAAAGGTTTGCTTAGATTCCAAGCACGCGCAAGCTGAAACGTCGTACGAATTTTCGACGTATGGCGTATTTTGTTCTTACAATTGCGTCAAAGCGTACATTTTGGCCAATTCTCACAATCCTCTGTACAAAAAGAGCGTTAGATATCTGGCAATGATGCTGTCGTACGAAAAATACGGTAAAGTCGATGAGCCAATCACGATCGTGCCGTCACCGCCTCGAGATTTATTGGCGATATACGGAGGATACATGACGCTCGAACAATACAAGAACGAAATTGGCACCGTAAAATACGAGTCTCATGGACTTACAGCGATGTTTCCATTAACTTCGGTCTTTACGCGTGTAGAAAATTAAAAATTGAATATTTACTCTCGTTATCAAAGTAAAATCATCACGTTCGACGGTCAAAATGGCTTTCTCCGGATTTAGCGGGTTTTCCAGCGGATTTTCATCGTTGAAACCAGTCGTTACGACAGCTTCGAGCGACGCGCTCAAGTCGCCTACTTCCATATACGGTGACTTGCTCAAGTCATCTACCGCTACCAAGACAAAAACGATAGAAACGCAGACCGACAGTGACGTGGACACTGTCAGCGTGCAAACTGAAATTGAGCGAACCGTTCAATTTCGACCAATTTCATTCGCAAACAAGACTCTCGTCAGATGCAAGGCGGAAGGACTCTTTTTCTTGACTAGACTAAAACCCGTCTTGTATACCGCGGGGTCCGTGTTGGAAGTATGTTTAACCGATCTTCCCGAGTCTGATTGCGCGAGTGCGGTTGTGACTAACGCGCATTCTCAACTCGTGTGCGGTTGCGACGACCTGGGTATACACGCGCTAGTCAAATTGTCCGACGAGGATCTCGCGACAAAACTAGACGAGTCGATTCTGCGCGGAGTATCTCTCAACACGGACGTGGCGTTTGTACATATAAAACTGTGTCAAGTATTGATAGAGGAGACTGTAGCGACGATACAAGACATGTTTACGATCTTGTACGAGTATATCGATCAAACTCAAAACAAACGTTTGTTGTACGCTGTCAAGCTACTGCAGCATACGCGATGTTTTGAATCGTTTGGGCAGATTGACGAACGAGACTGTTACATCGAATGTTTCGCGAGAGCGTTGATCCACTTGATCAATCACGACGGAGCGCCAATGCATGCTCTAAACGAGTGCATGTCAACAACCACTCATCTTGGATCAAAAGTTCGTCAATTGATAATCTCGCTAACGTGTGATTTGATCGCGTCGAGTTATGGTTCGGCATTCCTTTGTCAACAGGTGCGGGATAGAGACGAGTTTAAAGAAGCTTGCTATTTCGCTATGAAACTCGCTAAATCGTAATTCTATCCAAATGTGGATAGAATTCTTATAGTCATTATACGACGATTAATCGTAAATATTTAACAGACTCTTCGGTCAAACGATTCACTTGCGGAGCGTGTATCTGCTCAACGCAACTGTAGTATCCCTCATCCGAAGAAAGTACGTTCGTCTTTATTATAGTCCAGGCCGTTTGATTTGAAGATAATTGCGTTTTTTGCAGAGCTATTGTTGGATCGGATGTCACCAATTCTTCCCATCTAACGATCATGTTTATCGGTCTAAGAAACCGACTCGATGCGCCGTTTTCCAATGTATCATTTTTCAAAAAATCCATCCATATCCACGGAGAATCTGACACGCACGTAAAACTAAACGAATCGTCTACATTGACTATCACCGGATTAGGTTGTACGATCGACACATCGGCAAAACTAGTCGATAGTAATGCGAGTAATGTTAACAATATTCTCATTTTATATAGGAGCCCATTTTTTCGTTTGACATTTTTTCTTCGAGTAATTAAAATGGCTTGTTCCAACGTAACTAGTGGGTTTATCGATCTCGCGACATTTGACGAAGTTGAGAAATACCAGTACGGAAGTAACCAAGCGTTCGCGTATTTTGTACGCGAAACGCGTAAAAGTACGTGGTTCACACAGGTACCGGTCATGCTGGCGAGATTATCCGGCAGTCCCGGATTCGGAAAAGAATGGTCCGTGCAAATTTCCAGAGCCGCGGATTATCTGATGCATGTGTGGCTTCGTGTGAGAACGCCAGAAGTCACTCTGTTGACTACTAACCAGTTTGGTGTCAATGGGCGCATTCATTGGACTAAAAACTTTATGCACAACCTAGTGAGAGATTGTTGCATTACGTTTAACGATCTCGTAGCCGAACGATTCGATTCGTATTATCTAGACTTTTGGGCGGCGTTTACGACACCCGCCAGTAAACAAGAAGGATACAACAACATGATTGGCAATATCGATCAACTGATCGCTCCTCACGCTCCCGGAGTACCTCTGCTCGAACGTCATCTCAATCTTCCTCTTCCATTCTTTTTCTGTCGTGACACCGGTGTAGCGCTTCCAACCGCCGCTTTGCCTTACAACGAAATGCGCATCAACTTTTGCTTTAGACCATGGCACGAACTGCTGATTCTCGAAAACAGCGTTCCCGTAACCGGAGTGAATCCGTTTGTCAGACCTATCGTAGGACCGACCGCGGATATCGCGCACGAACCACATCTCGAACACGCGAACGTATGGGCAAATTACGCGATTATGAGTAATGAAGAACGTAAAAGAATGGCGTGCGCTCCCAGAGACATTCTCGTGGAACAAGTTCAATGCGCCCCAAAACACAATTTCCATCCCATGACAAACAAATGTCCTAGATACGACATTAGATTTTCTCACTCGATTAAAGTCTTGTTTTTCGCTTCTCAGAACGTTACCAGCGAAAATGTCAGAAGTAATTACACAACGGCCAGTCCCGTTCCAGGACCAGTTATCGACAACTATACACCGAGTAATTGCTGGGATCCAATAGAACACGCGACTCTGACGTACGAAAACACGGATAGATTGTCGCAAATGGGTTCCGATTATTTCGCTCTCGTTAATCCGTGGTATATGGCTCCAACGATTCCGTCAGAGACTGGATATCACATGTACTCGTACTCTCTCAACTTTTTCGATGTTGATCCACTCGGGAGTACAAATTATGGTAAATTGACAAATGTCAGTTTGGCACCGCATTGTAGCGAGGCAGCCATGATTGCTCAACAAGGAAGCGGACCACCCGGATCGGGAGCCGACTATCCTCAAAAGTTTGAATTTATAATTGTGGCCGTTAACAGCAATATTGTACGTATTAGCGGAGGTGCTCTAGGCTTCCCAGTCCTCTGATTTTACTATACGCCAAGTATCAGGTGTTTGTATTTTACTATACGCAATATATTTATTACCAAATTTGGTAATAAAAGTGTTCTTAGCATTGTGGACATTTACGCCGACGAATTAGATCATTAAGCCTGGATTTAAACGCGTGACCGTGTTCACATTGTACTGTTATGTCCACCGCAGTGGTGTACAGTTTAATCGTGAACGACGACAATCCAATCGCGTCCAATTCCATTTGAGCCGACTCTTTCGTTTTTCGTGATGGTCTGTTTCGTTTGTCTGTACATTTCATACATCGTTTGCTACCATTCTGTTTCAAAATGGTCTCTAACATTTTCTCATTTTGTGTTCCGCATGATCCACATTCGTATATCGCTTTCTTACCATTAATTTCCAACAAGATATGTTCATTTCGTTCCATCACGCGTGCTTTGTATTCTTCAAATCGCTTTCTTTCGTACCGATCAGCAATCTCCGTGCTGACAGGAGATGCGTCCGGTGTTTTAATTTCAATCCTTTTCGCAATCTCAGGTCTGTACTCCAACGTATCGGTAATGACTTTGTTATTCTTGTAAATGACTACATCCAACTCGTAACCTTGCGCTTTACACGCTTCAAATTTAGCGAGATTGCGCGTCTTTTGAGACTCGTACGTCCAACCAGACTTTACTTCGTATAAGCGATCGCCGACGCGCATATCTGGAAAATATACGCTATTTTTGTGCTCTATCGTTTGTCCATCTTTCTCTTCAGACCAATCGTATCGTATTTCTGGCATGCGACATCGCTCGGTAATGATATCGGATTCGTCAACACCGCGTTTCAACAACTCGTCAATAAATTCCGGCTCGTAGCCTTGAACGCGAACCTCTCGTCCGGAAGTAAACTTGTACTTGCGCCACACGCGTTGTCGTCGTTCAAATTCTTTCGCGTTTTGCATAGGATGATCTGTACCAAATTTGGCACGACTATTCTCTTTCATCTTTTCTTTAATGATCGGAGCTTGAAGCGGAAACGGTGCGCCGTATTTCTCTTGACATACGGCTCGTCCATTTTCCAATGCGGCTTCACTCCTAAAAGCAAATTGAAGTCCGTCGTATTTTGCCATCATCGTCTCATCGCGCTTTGCCTGCACTCTCTTCAACTTCATATGATGTCCTCCGTACTTGTCGTTTAATGTTTTCTCAATCTTTGCCTTAATTTCAGGCGCCGCTGCCGCGTTTTCAACACCGTATTTCTCAACGTTGGTTTCTTTTCTTCTCGTACCGGCGCAGTCGGGACAGCGTCTATCTCGCGATATCAAATCGTTCATCGCGCATACAAACTCGTGTCCTAACGGGCATTTCAAATGGACTCGTTTGTTACCTTCGTATTTAGTCAACTGGTAATTAGCGAGTCCCGCTTCGTCCAATTCGCGTCGTACCGACTCGCTCGTCTTTTTTGTGGTATTGGCGTTGATGCACGCGTGACAAAAGCGTGTCGTGTCCTTTTTCGTTATATTGGAAAGATACGAGTGGTTTGTAGTTCCGCACGTGCCGCACTCGTACGTAATCTTTCTATTCTCGTCCAATGACAACAGTCTGTGTCCCGTCGTCGTTAAAATTTTATCGCGATGCGTTTCAAAGCGCGATATCGACTCATCGTTGAGTTTGCATTCGGTGCACAAATTGTCTTTCGATTTCGCCAGTTTGTTTTTGAAAGACGTTCTCGAGAGCGTAGTCTCGTGACCGGAAGCACACGCGAAGCACACCTTTTTTGTTTCGAGATAGTCTGCCAGATCGATGCACATCTGTAGACCGATCGACAATAGAGATTTAGAGTCGTTGCTAAACGTTTTCTCAGATAGAGCCATGTTGTTTGATGCAACCAGTAATTGTAACTACAGTTTTCAATTTCGTAACCAAAGATGCGTCGTTGCTACCATCTTAAAACCAATCAGAAATGGACCCGCTCTTGTAGGTCTTAGCATTGTGGACATTTACGTCCAACTCGTGGCGATAGATTACTTTACCAAATGTGGTAAAGTAACGTTAACGCGCGCGTAAAACGCGTCGTTTATAATCTTGAAACGATCCGTCAAATTTGACAATTCCATCGTCCACTAACCACAATTCGCATTCAAGATTGCGTATGATGCGTTCATCGTGCGATATTAAAACGATGGCTGAATTGTAATGTTTCAAACCTGATTGTAGCGCGTCGATAGATTCCAAATCCAAGTTGTTTGTCGGTTCATCTAGAAACAGCGCGTCTGGTTTATTGCAAAACATGTCAGCAAACGCCACTCGCGCTTTTTGCCCACCAGACAAGTTTTCAATCGCAATTACGTGCTGTTTTCCAACGAGACCAAATTTGCCCAACGCTTCTCTCGCTTCTTGTACACTAATTCCGTATTTATCCGTTAACCATTGAGTCGCCGACACGGATAAATTGAGATGATCGATAGAATGCTGATTAAACGTGCCAATCGTAATTTTTCTGTTGAACGAAACGTATCCAGCGGTAGGAGTCACAGTTTCGTTTAGTAGCTTGAGAAACGTGGTTTTTCCAGCTCCGTTTGGCCCTACTAACGCCATTTTAGTCTCCTTGTACAATCCAAAATTAACGTTAGTGAATATCGGATTAGTCGATAAATAGGCAAAAGAGACATTGTGCATAGATATCAACGGACCCATCGGTATATCGTCAAAGTTTTCAAACGCAATTTTTGGCACGCGCTCGCGCGCATTTTTCACGCGAGCGCGCGCCTTTACGGATTTTGCCGCTCTTTGATCGCGCATCGTTTTGTAGGATGTGTAATTGCCGCGATAGTACGTTAATTTCTTTTCATCCAGCAAAATTATCGTGTCGCACACGTCATCAATTAGCGCGATACTATGCGATACGACCACTATCGTCGATTTGAGTCGAGAGAGATAATCAATCAACCATATCGATGCGTTCAAATCGAGATGATTGGACGGCTCGTCCAACAACAACAACGGTGGATTTAAATATAACGCTTTCGCCAACGACAATCTAATGCGATATCCACCAGACAAATTAACCGCGGACATGTATATCATCTCCGTCGAAAATCCCAATCCGATCAATATCGATATGGCTTTAGATTTACACGCATCCGTGTTTAAATCGGCCATTTCTTCGTAAATTTCAGCCAATCTTTCATCCGTAGTATCCGAGTGTTCAGATTCCGCCAATAATAAAGTCGCCTTTCATCAAAACTCATCACCGTTTCGATCGCTGATAAATCCAACGCGATTGGTTCTTGTTCGCACAACACCGCCATCGTTTTTGGAAAAGTTTGAACGATAAATTTCAACAATGAAGACTTTCCGACACCGTTGCGTCCAATTAACGCGTATTTTAATCCTTTGGCAATCACCAATTTACTTTCTACGAATACGCCACCTCCAACCGTAACGACAATCTCTTGAGATATCATGATTTGGTGTTGATACCGAAATGGTAAACGCGATTCAATTTTATTGATACCACGCGCTCGGATTCGTTTTATTGCTCAAACCTTCATCGTACCAAGGCTTAAATTCGATCGGAATCATCGAATCGCTTCCATTTTCGAGATATCGGTCTAATCGTTCCAATTCAAACTGGTAATAGTTTGCCAATATAATATTGGGTGTGGGAGCCGCCGCGCCCCAAAAACTAGGTTCTATGGGAGGATACGTATCTCTAAATTGACGAGTAAAATATTTATTAGTAAACGGTCTCACCGGCAAAGCCAAGTTCATGCCATATCCAATCGCTCTCCACAAATCTGAAACGGCTTCGATGCATACGCGAGGGATCGCGTCCGTCAATGACAACACGCGAATACCGACCGTCGGCAAACTTAACGTGGGTACATTTTGACTGTATAGAGAACTGGTGAATTGAGCCAATCCTGACCCGCTCTTTTTAGAGTATAAAGTATGGTTTATATGATGACCGGTGTTGCCGGGAAAAATAACGACAGTTTCATTCGCATTTATAACGTTATCGCTACAATACTGAAAAAACGTAGCTACCGTTTGGTTACCCATCAACATGTAAATACCGTGTTTTTGACTAGGACTGGGTTGTCGAACTGGACTGGGTTGGCGAACTGGACTCGGACGTCTAACGGGACTGGGTTGTCGAACTGGACTGGGTTGTCGTCTGGGTTGTCGAACTGGACTGGGTTGTCGAACGGGACTCGGACGTCGAACTGGACTGGGTTGTCGTCTGGGTTGTCGAACTGGACTCGGACGTCGAACGGGACTGGGTTGTCGTCTGGGTTGTCGAACTGGACTGGGTTGTCGAACGGGACTCGGACGTCTAACGGGACTGGGTTGTCGTCTGGGTTGTCGAACGGGACTCGGACGTCTAACGGGACTGGGTTGTCGTCCGATTTGATTGCAAATTTCCGATGTTGACTTGTATACATCGACTCCCAATTTGCGAGCGTACGCGAATAAATCCACTCGATTCATTTTGGCGCATTCTAGCGACCGCTTTAAAAGTAAATCAACCAACTCATGTTTTCTGAGTTTGGAATAACCAGTTTTACCGCTTTGTTTGGCCAATAATTTCAATTGAGCAACCGATCGAGTCATCAAATACGTTTTATCCATTTTATCAAAAAAAGATTTGAAACGACCTCATAATTTTTGCACAGTTTTCAACAATGTGTTCTATATGTGCCAAAGTCGATGCCGTTGATATGACCAAGTGTATCGATTGTCTAGAGTCGTTTTGTCAAGAGTGCGGTACGCGAGCGGGCGAGAAATGTCCGTATTGTTTATCGCATCAGAACGTACTCGCAAGAAATCAAGAATTGATCGATTCCGAAATGAACAAACTCGTTAGTACTCAACGCGATATCGATGCGGAAGCGCTTTTGACGAACGCGTGTACCGTTCTATGTAATTGGTGTCGTAAGCCTATATCGAATAACGCGTGCATTACGTGCAACATTTTATATTGCGCGTGTTGCGGATCCGAATTGACGGCATCTCACGTGTGCGACGGCGAATCTGAACGACTAATAAACGCTACTACCAAAAAATGTCCATCGTGTTTTGTCAGAATAGAGAAACCGCCGGATGATTGTTGTCAAATGTATTGCGTAATGTGTAAAACTGCGTGGTCGTGGACAACGCTTAAAATTATACACGATGTAAGCGAAATTCACAATCGTCATTTTTTTACAGTTACCGATCGTATTAAAAAACGATTCGTTGATCAGAAACGCGATAAATTGGCGCGAGCCATTTACAAGTCTTTAAAAACGTTGGATAGAGTCGATGAATATTACGCGCAAGATTCGTATATGAATCGCTTAGCGTATCTTAACGACGAAATATCAATCTCGGAATTTAAACGCGTCGTATTGAGTTTACGCGCGAATTACGATCGCGACGTTGCTGTGAGAAATGTATTGAATTGCGCGTGGCAAAATTTAGACGATGATGATAAAATACGCGAACATCACATTAATTTATCGCGCATAGATAACGTATATAGTTTGCACGCGCCAATTCGACTGCCGTATTGTTGACGCGCTCCGAGTAAATGAAACCACTCTGCGTATAGAGTGGTTTCCAAATGTATGATAACCATTGACCTAGGGACGTCGGTATCCGCTATCGACTGAGTGTAGCGTTGATAACCATTGACCTAGGGTTTGTCTGAGCAATCCGTCGGTACGCGATTATTTTGAGCGGTTTCGAGTGATGAAAATCCACGCCTCTTATCGCCTTCAAATGATGAGTTGAGGAAGCCAACTGCGAGAGAGGCGGACTCGTGTAGTTCGTTGTATGATAAGGTGGGCGTACAACCATCATCAATAATCTTACCAAATGTGGTAAGATTACGCCGCATCATTTTGCCATACGTCCTGCCACGTACCGATTACGGCCACGTTTGAATAATCCGTTGACGAGTTTTCGAAAAAGTTTGTATGAGTAGGAGCGTTGATCATCACGGCGAGTTCGGGTAACGGATTTGCGTCGCTAGTGTTGAAAATACTCGCGAATCCCATAGTTTTCAACCTATGATCCGCTATAAACTCGATATACAATTTCAAACGCGTCGACGTCAAACCAAAGAAAGATTCCGTTGGATATTTTGCAAACACTAGATCGATAAACGCCGACTCCAACGCAACCATTTCGCGAGCAATTTGGTATATCGTGTCGCGCAACACGTCGATACGTATATCCTTATTTTCCGCCACAAATGTGAGAAACAAATCAATCATGCCTTCAGTATGTTGAGTCTCATCTACTATCGACCAAGTGACAATCTGTCCCATGCCTTTCAGTAGGCCATTTAACGGGAAAATTAACAACATTGCAAAGGTCGAAAAAAGTTGCATACCCTCGGTAAATCCCGAAAAGAGAGCGATCGATGCCGCGATATGTTCTTTATCATCGGTTGTAAGATCGCGCGGGTTTTTCGCTAGTATCGACGCGCTATCCGAAAACGTTTTAATATAGTCTTGTTTCGCTTTCATTTCGTCATATTCTAAAAACTCTTTATACGTCGATTCCGGCATTCCGAGCGTTTCAATCAGGTGAGAATACGCCGCTATATGAACGCCTTCTCGCGCAGCAAACGACCCCAACATCATCGTAACTTCGGGCAATCTGAAATGTGGCAAATATTCCGTATAATACGCGCTCGCGACATCTACGTCTCCTTGCGTGAAAAATCTAAACACGTTGGTCAAAAACTCTTTTTGAGACGTATCGAGTTTGTTGTTCCAGTCGTTAATATCGTCCATCATCGGCACTTCTGATGGGAGCCAATGGCTTTTCTCGTGCTTATCCCACCGATCGTAAAACTTGGGATACGTAAACGGCTTGTAATAGTTTCTGCCCATCAGTAGCGACATTTTTTAATCGTATTGATAATACTTATCGGTATTCAAATTTACGCGCGTTCTAAAAATGTCAATTTGCGAAATGTGGTTACGAGATCCCTTGATTAATCCGCGCACGGGTCGTGTGATCACACGAAACGGACCCACGTTTGTCAAACTAGAGCGAGAATGCGGAAAGAAATCGCGGTCGAGAGAAGATTGCCATAGATGGCATAAAAATCCATTAAAAAATCCGACGACTCAAAGACGTATTCGAGCAGGAGCCGCGGTGTACAAGTCGTTGGAAAACGAGTGCGGTAAAAACAGAATGCATTACACGAGAATGAATATACCAAAATTAATTATTCCGCAATCGTCAATTGCTCAATTCGATACGCCGAGTCCTACTCCGTTATATACTCCATACTCTCCCGCAACGGAACTTTACTTGCAGCGACATCGACATCCGCTGCGATTCGCAAACTTTTAAACCCGACTTAAAAATGTCGTATCAAAAGCTTATAACATTTGGTGACACGTTAACCAATAGTTTACCAGTCTATAATAATGACCCACTAACGTTTTGCATAGGCTCAAACGCGTCACAAGCGTTTAATCACGGTAGTAACGCCGCTATATACGGTCAAAATTCTCCCGAATGTCAAGTGTACATGAGTCAGAGATGCGCCAAAAATTGGGATGGGGTGTGCGAGTACGCGGCTTCGCATAAAGCAAATGAAGAGTACGCAACGAGAGCGGACACGATGGGGCAAGGAATGAAAAGTTTGATTGATTTGACTCCGGGAGAAGTGCTGCTGCGCAACACGGCTATGGAAAAGTATAGAGTCGGTATGCAAATGGGATCAAACTGCGCGTTGAAAACGGAACAATTTAACCCAATTAATCCGTCTAGTCCATACATGTCGTATTACGTTGGAAATGGCTGCGTTCCAGAGTACGCGGTTGATCCATTGACGATCGATATGGATCCGGTCATGAACAAGTTGTTGGATAGACCAAAAATTGCGATGCAGTTGTTGCTCAACATTAAAAATACCATGCGGCGAAACGGCACGTTGGGTAATTTGATTGGGACACGTCTCGGTACATTTTACGGTTTGGGACCACCGTTGATAAGAGAAAACTATACGACACCCGCGTTGGCAACAGAAGGCGCAATCGCCATCAGTCCGTATCTATCGACTGGTATTCCGCCTACTATATCCGGGCTCGTTCCAGTTCAAATTGACGGGTTGGGATTGCCTGGAACCAGCGATTACTATCCGTATTCTACAACTCTCAATTACGTCGATTATTGGCCAACTCGATATATCGCGGGTATACCGTATGACGGCGCAAAACTCAGAAACGGTCGTTTCAAATAATTGAAAACGAGTAACATAAATTTATACCCAATTTGAAAATGGAGCAAAGACTCGTGATTGCGCTGATGGCTCAAAACGCCACGCGTGTGAAGGGATCCAATGTCATGTATTCATCGCGCGCGATATGCGAGATTTTAAATCTCGCGCACGGAGAAAGATTGATTGGTTTATTCGTAGACGCGCAATCAAAAACTCGCGATGGGAAATATCTCACTCGTGACGGTATACGACAATGCGTTCGAGGAGCTCAGACTATGCCGCTAAAATATTGCGCTTTTGGAGATGTAGCCAGATTTTTTGACAGACCTTACTAATCTAATCCAAATTTGGATTAGATTTTTCCGATCGTCCGCGTGACAGGCGGAAATACTATGCCGTTATACTAACGGGGATTTTCATTCATGCCAACCTCTTTTTTTAGGTGGTGTAGAAACGACACCACCTCTTTTTTTAGGTGGTGTAGAAACGACACCACCTCTTTTTTGGTGGTATGGAATCGATACCACCTCTTTTTTAGGTTGGTATGGAAACGATACCACCTCTTTTTAGGTGGCGCAATTTCTTTGCCAACCTCTTTTTTGGTTGGCAACGTTTCTTTGCCAACCTCTTTTTTGGTTGGCAACGTTTCTTTGCCAACCTCTTTTTTGGTTGGCAAC